CCGTGACCGCACCTGGGAACAGGACGACGATCTGCGCCTGGGCCTGCGTGGCCGTGTTCGCCGTGCCGTTGAACGTCACCGACTGCACGACTCCGCCGGTTCCGTGCGAGGCGCCCGTGGCCTTGACGAGAATGTCGACCGTGTCACCGACGGCGATGTACTGCCCGGAGTCGACGACCATTGTCACCGACGGGCCGACGCCGCCACCGGAGACGTAGTTCGCCAGCACGCCGTCGCCGGTTCCGTAGGCGATGCGAGTGACGTCCTTGCGCATGTCCTTCTGCGCCATCTCCATCTCGAAGGTGAGCGAGCGGACGAACGCCATCGGATCGGTCTTGGTCTGCTTGATGACCTGATCCGACAGCTCGATCGCGACGTCGAAGTACTTGATCGACACCAGCCCGTCGACACCACCCTGCGCCCCGGCGGTCGCCAGGTTGCCGCCGTCCGTCATGCCGCCACGCCCGCGGTTGCGGGAGGAGTGCGCGACGAAGATCAGCTGGCGGCCGCCGAACGTGCCCATGTCGTTCGCGTTCGTCTTCTCGAGCACGTCGAGAATGGCCGTCTCCTGATTCAATTGCTCGACCCACGGGCCGTAGTAGACGTTCTTGAGATAGGCGTCAGCCGAACTCAAGTTCTGAGTAGCCAAAGTAACTCTCTTTCAGCGTTAGGGTTTGTGGTAAGTGACACTGACAGTGACACTGACAGTGACTGGGTCAGCCGCCCTAACGCTGTGCCTGCCCCCTGGCCTTTCGGCTGTGGGCTCGCCCTGGCGTGTCGGCCAATGCGACCGGCGCGGCATGTCCCCGCGCCGGCCCTCGATTTTCTAGCGCATGCCGCCGCGGCGGGCGATGTCCATTGCCATCGCGTGCGCGTCTTTCAGCGTGTGTCCCTGCGGCGGTGTCACATCGGGCATGCCGGTTCCCTCGGGCGCCCGGCCGGCGTTCAGCTTGCCGCTGAATGCCTGCTGCTCTCGCTTGTTGAGGAGCCCCTGCAGCGCGTCCCATGCGCGGGGGACCGCCGACTCCAGCTCCTCGAGCGACTGTGCGGTCTCGGTGAAGTGCGGAAGCACCATCTCGAGCGCGTCCCGGTTGAACTCGACGCCGTCCTTCTGCGCCTTCTGCTCGATCTCGGCGATCTGCGCTTCGATGCCCCGGAGCGCCTCCTGCTGCGCCACCTGCTGCGCCTGCTGCTCGAAGCGTCCGTCGACTCCCTGGATGTACCCCTGGAGCTGCCCCTCCATCTGCTCGAGCCGCTGCAGGATCTGCTGATTGGGATCCTCAAAGCCGCCGTACTCATCGGCCTGCTGCTGCTGGCCGAGGCCGTACTGCTGGGCGTACTCCCCGTTGACCCACTGGTGGAACGCCTGCGGGTCGGCCTGCGCCGCCTGCGCGAGCTGCATGGCCCAGGCGACGATCTGCGGATCCTGCTCGCGTAGCCCCATTTGGTCATAGGGCTCCCACTGCTTTCGGTAGGAGGCGTGCTCGGAGAACTTCCTGGCGACGTTCGCGTCGAAGGACTTGAAGCCCTCCTCGGCGATGCCGCGCGCCTCCTCGTCTTGGATACGGTCGAGGAACTCCTGGTAGGGAGCGCCTCCGCCGCCACCGCCCTGGCCTTCTGGCTGTACGTTGGCGTCTTGATCGGCGAATGACACCGGTCACTCCTTCCGCGCTGTTCCCCGCCCCTGGCCTAAACGGCTGGACGGGCTCCTGGCGCTCTGAGGTTGGCGAGCGCGCCCTTCTGGGCCGCTCGGATGGGCGAAGGCCTGGCGCTGGTTGACTGCCCCACCTCTGCGCCCTTGCCCTTCCAGGCATCGCACGTCCACTCGCCGTCGACGACCAGCGGCGGGTACTTCGTGCAGTGGCCGTGGTCGAAGTAGGTGCAGGTGTCGCACTCCCTGGCCTCATCGTCCGCGGCGCGAAGGTTCGGGGGCGCGGTGGGGCTAGCTTCCGATTCCGCCATCGAGGTCTCCATTCGTGGCCGCGATCATGTCGAAGCGAATCCGGTCGACGTCGTCGGCGGGGATGTCGAGCGTCATCTTGACGCTCGCGTGGGGCGGCACCTCGCCGGCCGCCACCCGCTCGCAGAAGCGGGTGTACTCCCGCTGGCAGGAGATGATGAACTTCGCGAACGTCTCGGTGTATTCGGCGGTCACACCCGGCCGTGCTTTCCGCCCGTGATCTGGACGTAGGTGCGCCCCGGCGGCTGCGGCTGAATCCACACCGGGGTCGTGAACGTCTGGCTCGCCGAGGCGGCGATCGTGCCCGCCGGGGCCGACGACGTGTCCTTGTAGTAGTTCAGCGTGGTGCCGGCGATGTTGTTCACCACCACCGTTTCGCCGTTCTTCCCCTCGACCGCGACGGGGAGCATCGAGCCGTAGGAGAGGACGTTCTCCCCCAGGATCAGCTGGGACATCACCGGCCGCCGGAATAGGTGGTGGACGTCACCTCGTCGTAGGGGAGGTTGAGGATCATGTTGTCGGCGTCCCGGGTGCGGACCTGGATGATCGTCGGCTCGCCGGTCTCCTTGTCGACCTCGACGTTGCCGAGGTAGGCGGCGAAGTGGCCGGCGTAGTCGCCCTCGAGGATCTGCACGAACGAGCCGAGGACCGCCGGCCCGAGCTCAACGTTCTCGACTCCGTCGTCGGCGGCGTGGGCGTCGAAGCCCTCCGGGTTCTCCACGGGCTCGTTCGGCGCCGGGGGTGCGGCCTGTGCCGCGACCGCGCCGGCATGCTCTTCGACGGGCGTGGCCACCGGGCCTTCGGTGTTCTGCTCGCTCGCCTCTTCTTCGGCCTTCGCCTTCTCTGCCTTGGTCGCCATCTATCTCGCTCCTCTTCCGTTGTTGACGTTTCGCATTCGCTGCTCGTGAGCCTCCTGAGCGCGGCGCTCGTCCTGGGCCATGCCGTGCATCTTCATCGCGTGCGCCTGCTCGGCGTGCTGGCGGGCCTGCTCGGCCTGGGCGCCGCCCTGCTGAGCCTGGGCCGCCTGAATCAGCTGGGAGAGCTGCTGGCCCTGCAGTCCCTGCTGATGGTTCGCCAGGTCCATCACCTGCTGCTGCTGCTGGCCCTGCACCTGGCCTTGGGACTGCTGCAGGTTGGAGAGATCCTTGGCGTCCTGGTAGGCGGCCTGGGTGAGCGTCGGCGGCACCTGCCCGGTCATCTGGAGCTGCATCTGGAGCTGCTCCTGCTGCTGCTCCTGCTGCTGATTGAGGTGCAGCTGGAGGTGCTTCTCGAAGACCTGTTTCACCTGGGGCGGCGCATTCGCGTACCGGGCCGACTTCATCATGTCGGTGTGCCCGTCGATGTGCGACTGGACATCGTCGACGTTCGGGTTGACCGGAAGGTCATTGCCCTGCATGAGCAGCACGTTCTCCCGGTTGACCTGGGTCTCGTTGACCGTGTACTCCTCGATCAGGTGGTCGGTCGCGCCGAGGCCCATGTCGCGGAAGAACTGAGAGAGCTGCCGGCCGTGGAGGCCGTTCCCGGTCTGGGTCATCATCGTGATGATGTCCCGCATCATCGCCTGCTTGGAGGCCAGGTTCTGCGGGAAGGTCGAACCGGCCTGCACCTCGATGTGCGTGTTGTCGTGAAGGTCGGTGTTGCGGAAGTCGAAGATCTGCCAGGCGCCGTCGTCGCCCGCGATCTTGATGATGCGGCTGTCGGTGTAGAAGCGCTGGATGTGCTCGAGGATCTTCGTGCCGATGATCCCGAGGCCCTCTTCGTGGTCGGCGACCGCGAGCGCGAGACGCGTGTCGTCGGCGTCCTGCAGCAGCGTGATCGCCGAGGCGGCGGTGACGCCGGGAGGCACCTGGGCGTTGGTGACCTCGTGCTGGCCCGAGAGATCCTCCATCGCCCGGCGGATCTGGTCGGGCAGCTCCTTGACGTAGTCCGGGAGCGTCGGCGGCTCGAGGTACTGGGGAATCGGGTGCTGGGAGCCCGACTCGTCGAAGAAGTGCCAGCCGCCGGCCTCCGAGACCTTCTCGAGGAACGTCTCCGGGTCGCCGATCGCCTGCTTGGCCGCGATGCCCGTCGGGTTGCCGAGCCGGTTGCGGTTCTCGGCCATCTGGGAGAGCACCTTGTTCAGCTCGGTCTGGGAGCCCTGGAGGATCTCGACGATGCCCATTCCCCACAGCCGGCCGGGGACGGGGATGCCCGTGTACATGATGAACGGGAACGGGTCGAACGGCTTGTCGTCGCGGTCGAGCACCTTGCCCTGCGCCCACACGACGCGGACGCCGGCCGGGAACTGCTCGCACGGCTTGGCCCAGTACTGCCGGATCTTGATGCCCTTGTAGGTCGAGCCGCCCGTGGACAGGCCGCCCATCAGCTGCATCTCGACCAGACCCGGATTGGCGGCGGCATCGGGCTTGAGCGTCACGTCCCAGTGGCGCTTGACGTAGTCCTGCGAGCGGATCGACTCCTCGATCAGCCACTCGGCGTCCTCGAACACGTCGGCGAGCGGATCGACGAATGTCCCGAACGGCGAGGGCGCTTCGACCTTCAGGTCACCGGGGGCGATGCGCTTGGATTTCACCTCGGCACCGGTCGCCTGCTGGAAGGCCGCGGCCACCTGCCGATCGCCGCGCATCGTCTTGCCGTCCTCGCCGACCATCAGGCCGCCGTCGGGCCGGACGAGCACATCCACCGGGTCGCCGATGGTCGGATCCCACGTCAGCTTGAGGAACCCGGAGCCGGTGATGCGAGACCACTCGAGCGCCTTCAGGTCATGCTTGCGCATGTTCAGGTTCTTCCACTGGTAGCGCATCATCTGCTCGGACAGCGCCGCGGCGTTCGTGTCCTCCTCGTCGCCCGACTGCGGAGTCGCCACCCACACCGGACGGGTCTTGGTCATCTTCGAGAGCTCGGTGCGGACAATGCCGGCGATGCGGTTCTCGGTCTCGGTGACGCGGCCGGGATCGGACAGGCCGCGAGGCTCGATCAGGCGGTCGCCGGCAAAGCTCAGCCACTGCTTGTTCTGGAAATAGGCGAGGCTCATGAACCACTGGGGCTCGAGCAGCCGGCGCGCCGACTTCGCCTGGCGGTAGCGCTCGTCGAGCCAGCCGGTCAGGCCCTGGGTGCCAGACCCGGTGGGAGTCGAGACCCCGGTGCTCGACATGTCGGTGCCGCTACTCACTTCTCGCCACCCTGAACGCCGAGCGCCACCACCTCGGCGAATACACGATCTCGCACGATCGCCCCTTCGACGAAAGCGCCGGCAGGATATACAGATTGCCCGGCGGGCAGTTGTAGGACGGCCGCAGGTGCGGCTTCAATCTCAGCTCAGCCATCTCGCCCGTAGGAGTCGGAGATCGTGATCTTGCCGACCATGTTCATCTGGTCGTCCTCGCGCGGTGCCGGCTCCTGGAAGGGGATCGGCTCGCGAAGCGGGATACGCTCGGGCGCCTGGATGCGGTCGGCCAGGACGCGGCGCTCCTCGGCGTTCTCGCGCTCGCGCGCGCGCGCGTAGAGCAGGAAGACGATCACCACGACGGCGAGGGCGACGGCTTCGGCGACGGCGACGATCGTCATCAGAATCCTGCGGCGATCGTGACGAGGTTGCCGGCCCCGTCGCGGATGAAGCCGCCCGAGTACGCCTCCGACGCCGACAGCGGGCCGGCGACGTCGACCGTCATCACCAGCCGGCCAACCGCGTCTCGCATGAATCCGCCCGACATCGCGGCCGCGCCCGAGGTCACCGCCGAGAGGCGCCCGGCAGCGTCCCGGACGAACCCGCCGGACATCTGCTCGGCGGCCGTCAGGCTTCCGCCCGGCGATGCGACTATCAGGAGACGGCCGTCGCCATCGCGCACGAATCCCCCCGAATACGCCTCGGTCGCGCCGAGGGCCGCGTTCGCCGTCTCGGTCACCGTCACCAGGCGCCCGTACGGGTCGCGGACGAATCCGCCCGACAGGCTCTCGTTGGCGGCCAGGGTCATGCGGCCAATCTCGCGGTGACGACCTTGCGCAGCTGCTCGTTCTCGGCCTCGAGCCGGTTGGCGAGATCCATCACCTCGCGAAGCTTGCGGTAGTGCTTCTCATGGAGCGTCGGCTTGAACGCAAGCAGCTCGGCCATCTCCTTCACGCAGGACTCGCACAGGCAGATCCGGTTCAGCTCGACGAGGACCGCCATCGATCCCCACTCGCGGATGAAGCCGCGGCCGGCGGGCGTGCCGAGGTCGATGAAGACCGTCTCGGCGTCGGCGCCCCGCAGGCACCCGGAGCACACCGCCGGCTTGGGCTCGGCGACGTGCGCGCGCCAGACGGGGGCGGGGATGTCGTAGGTCTCGTTCATCGGTAGCCGGGGCCTCTCGCCTGGGCGATCCTGCCGGCGAGGCCCATGACGCCCGGCCCTGGCATGGCGCGCTGGGTGAGGCTCGGGGGGCGAATCGGCGTGGCCGTGAGCCGGCCGCCGGCAATCGGGCCGATGCGGATCGGCGTGGCGCCGCCGACCGGGCGAAAGCCGCCACCGGGAAGGGCGGGACGGGGTGTGGCCATCGGGTTTCCTTTCTAGCGCCGAGCCGCGCGGGCGGCGGCGAGGAGCATGGCAAGACGGGCGAGGCCGCCCTGGGCGGGCGCGCCCTGCGGGCCCGGCGGCGGTTGGCGACGGCGGGGAACGGCAGCCGCGGCCTGCGGGCCGGGAGGCATAACGGGTCCAGGGGCGGAGAACGACATCTGGTTCCTCTCTTCTCTAGGCTTTCATCGAGCGCCGGGTGACACTCATCTGTGGAAGCTCCGGCACCACGCCAGCCCAGCCGGCGGGAGCCGCTCCTCGGGGTGCGCTGGGACCGGCGCTCAGCTCCAGAACTGCCCGGGACCGTAGCCCGAGTTGAGCACCCGGCGCCGGCCCGAGCCGAGTCTCGCGATGCGCTCCATGTGCCGGCGCAGCATGATCGTCTTGGCGTCCTCGTACACCGGCTCCTTGGGCTTGGTCGGCGCCAGCGGGCGCTGCATGACCACGTATCTCAAGGCATCCAGGAGATGGTCGTCCTTCTTGACCGGCTGCTCCTTCGAGGCATGCTCCGTCCGTCCGGTATCGCTCACCCACCGGTAGCGCTTGAACTGGCCGAGCAGCTCCGGGCAGTTGCCGCACACGATCAGCTTGCCGGCGTCGAGCCGCTCCCTGACCCGGTTGATGCCGGCGCTCACGGCGTTCTGGCCGGGGATGGTGTAGATGCCGTGATCGGCGAACTCCGCCTGATCGGATCTCCCCGTCTGGCTGTTCTTGTTGCGTGCCGTCGGGTCGATCACCGTCCAGTTGACCTCGAGCGGCATGATGCCCTTGCCCTCCTTGCGATACCCCCAGTGAAGATCGCGCTTCCTCATCTCCTCGCACGCCTCCTTCACCGTCGCTCCGCGCAGGGCGATCTCGTCGAACACCACGAGCTCGTCCTCGAAGTTCAGATAGCAGTAGACGACGGCGAGCATGTGACGCCAGCCCGGGTCGATGCCCCTGAACACCTCGGCGCCCGGGGGAACCCGATCGATCTCCGGGACCGTCGGCGGGTCCGACGGGTAGATGCGCCCGGCGAAGTTGACGAACCGGCCGGACTTTCTCGCCTCGCGCTCCGGGCCCGTGTACTTCTGGAGCTGGCGCTGCTTGCCCTCCTCGGAGAGGTGAGGGTTGTCGTCCATGTCGACGACCACCACCCGCGTGCCGATCTTCTCCTCGATCTGCTCCGGCGTCAGCCCCTGGTGCTCGAGCAGCTCCCACGGCTCGTACAGCTGGTCGTACATCCAGGCCATCCCCGAGAACGGGGTCAGGCAGAAGATCTCCTCGCCGTCATAGTCCACCAGGCGCATCGCGCACTCGTTGCGAACCTCCTGGCGAGGCTCCTCGTCGTAGA